GGAAGATGGACTTTTTGGTCTCATCTACCTCTATGGAAGGACGGTTGTCCCTCCTGTTGGCTCTTAAGCCTAAGTATCAGCCCTATGGGGCCGACGACACAGTTGTGTCGTTCAAGCGTGCCGGTGAGAAACCGACCGCTCGACGGCAGACTCCCATTAGGATGAAAATCCATTGGAAGCTGACCTTTCCTGATCGATTTGATCAGGCTTGGGGGTTTTGGGATCCCCCACCAAATTACCCATTCCAGAACAAGATCTTGGCCTATCCGGCCGACTATCTTGCTCTGGTCTGGGATTTTTGTCTGGTGGGGGGTCTCCTATGGCCCGCCGTTGAGAATTCCACGTTCCCTATCCCCCATTGTTTGGGGCGAGAGGGGAAGGCTATCCTCCGCAAGGCTGGCCTCCTACAAGGGAAGTCCTATGTTTCTGACGTGAGTCGGAATCATAGGATTTCCCTCTGTAGGAGGCTCAATGCGGAGGGTTTCATGTGGGATTCGACCCTCTCGAAGTCTATAGGCCCGGTCGACTGTATTCAAACAGTCTCTCCGGACCTTTATTTCGAGAGGTTGGAGGAGAATTCTAAAGAATGGCAGCCCTTGAGCGATCGGGGGTACCGTTCCAGAAGGGCCCGGCTCATATTTATTGAAGATGTCTTCAATTCATATTGGACCGCGCTCTCTACTTCGGGTAGGTTGAGACAAATTTCGAAAGAACATCTCAATCTATTCCGTCGTAGGCTCCTGAAGGATCCTGAGGGTACCGCGCTCGAGTTAAAGCAACTCGCCGCCGCACTCAGGCTCGAGGTATTCGAGGGTGTGGCCCCGAATAATCCCTGGTACGGTGCCTGGGCTTCTGCCACTAGTTGGCAGAAGATCCAGGGCTCGTACCTCTCCCGGTCCCTACCTCCTCCTCTTAACGCTCATCATTTCTGTGAGGCTAAGATAAAGGAGGTCCGAGACCGTCTTTGTACCTCACCTTCCATACTGGTCGATTGTTTCCGGCCCACCGCTGAAGAATTCTTCGAGCGGTGGGCGAGATTCACTCGCCCACAGGGAGATGTTTGGTCAAAGTCCCTTACGTTTAGGCCAGCTACTAGCGGTTGCTGGGAAAGGCCTAGATCTAAGGGAGGCATGCGGAGTTTGCTGAAGGATATTTCTATCTATCAGCTCTTCCGCTGGAGGACCCTTTTCCGACAGGGGACGCTCGATTGTCCAATCGAGTTCCCGAGTCTTGGAAAGGTGAAGTTGGACAAGATACGTTTCCGGAGTAATCTCCGGAAGCTTGACAGCCCCACTTCACTGCAATGTTCCGAATATGATAAGGAATTTTGCGAGGATCCTGTGGTCTGGCACCATTACATTGTCTCTGACCTTGTAGATGGGCGAGGCTATCCTCCAGAGATTGCTCGTGTTCTCCGCTCTCGCGGAGACCCGGCCCTTTCTCTAGAGCTCCAGGGCATGTTCGCTGAACAGTCCTGGATCCCGTCCAACCCTTCGACTAGTCCTAACGGACTGAGTTCGGATTTGGACGCCAAATGGGGTCATTCTGAAGAAGTCCAGTCCCTCTATCATAGGAGGACGCGGGCATTCTGTAAATTTCAAGCACTCATCGCTGGTTGCTTGAACCTATTGACCGACCAATTGAATCACGCGGAGTGGTGCGAGGGCCCCGATTGTCGGGAACCCTGGCACCATCCTCCTCTCCACCCTGTTATTGTAGCGGAGAGGGGACTGAAGATACGGGTGCCTACCCTAACCTCAGCCGCGCTTTTGGTCCTTGCTCAGATTATACGTCGAGTGATCGACAAACATCTGAGCCGGGACCCTTGTGCCCGTAACAGTTTGAGGGGTAACCCACACGAGATACCCTCTTCTTTCCGTTACGGTCGTTCGTTAGATCTCACTACGGCTTCCGACTTCCATCCTTTATGGTGGGGTCGGGAATTCTGTCATGCTGTCCTTCGGCAGCATGATAGTCCGCGGTGGGCCTATCTTGTGGCTTCCCTGTGCACTGGTCCGTATCGCTTCTGTGAAGCGCGTCCGGACCCTGCAATTCCAACATTGGCAGACCTCATCGTTTTCACGAGGAGAGTTCCCACCGAATGGAATAAGATGTATGAGGAAAAACCTCTACTCTACAGGATCGTCAAGCAACTAGGGGCTGAGAAGGAAGAGGGTCTTGACAGGCTTAGATTCCAATCTAAGTCTGTCGACCCTCTTCAACTCGCTTATCCCTTGTTCGACGGAAAGACTCTTGATGCTCACGTGAGTGACATCCAGAGGTTCTCCGTCTTGACTCTGTTCAACTCGACCTTCCAACAGTATTGGCAGGTCCAGGAGGATGAGATACTAACAAGACGCGGTCAGTTAATGGGTGTTACCACCACCTGGCCGGGCTTGCATCTTATGAATGTTTTTTGTCATTCTCTCGCGGGAGGACCTCTCCCCCCGGAGGATGTGGACACAAAAAGTCGTTCATATCAGAAATGGAAATGGTCGTGCCGGACATGCGGCGACGACGGGGTTTTTCCCATCGGTTCGGAGCGTAACCGTCGTTTGACGGAGTCCCTCTTATCTGTTGGTAATAACCCT